CACCGTATCTCTCCAGAGCTGGATCGCCTGATTACCCAAACATATTCAACCCTTACCGAGGAAGACGTTCAGAACGGATTTAACAGCATTCTTCCCATTGAGTTGCAAGGTGCCTTTGCTCTTGGTTATTATCATGGCCAGGCCGAAAAGTATTCGGACATCAAGCCCATCGGTCTCAAAGCCATGCGTGCCCGCGCTAATATGACTGTCCAACAGGCAGCAGATAAACTCGGTATATCCGCCCGCCAATACCAACGCATTGAATCCGGCGAAAGCAAACCTACTGTTCAGGCAGCACAAATTCTTGCCTCGCTGTTTCAATGCTCTGTCAATGATTTATTTTAAGGGGTAATTTCATACTTCGTCGTTGTGCTCGGTGTTGAGATTCGTTTGAAGGGCAGAAAGACAGCGTTTACGCCCCACATTTCGTGGACAAGCCGTCCATAAACCACACATGATATCTCATGTTTGTAAGTCGTGCGGTATTACTTTCACCGGTGGCCCTCGTGCATCTTTCTGCTTGGAATGTAGGGCGGAACGTGATAAGCAGGCCGTTAAAAAATGTCGGAACCTTGCCAACAAAAAAAATAGTACTACTCGTAAAATTAACTCTACCGATATCTGTCAGCATCTCCACACCAACCCCATCCGGCAAGCGCGAGGATCTTCCCGCCAAAGTTCTTTCTGTCTCTGAACTGTATTGATACTTCCAACCGGCTAAAAAATAGGGAGCACCCAAGGTTTCAAACCAAAGGTACTCCCTATTCCTGTTTGTATAATTCTTTGCTGTTTTTACTCAAGCGTAAAATTTACTTGCCACTAGCCGGAAGGCTGAATGGTGGCAAGCTGTCAACCTTAACGCTTAAACAAAAACTCCTGTATATCGTCAAATGCTCGCTGCATCTGCTCCACATTGTCGCCGTTCAGGTTGTGCCCCAGTTGTGCAAATTCTGCCCGCAGCAGCATGTTGATGCTTTCATCCAGGCTATTCAGGTGCTTCTTCACACCCTCCAACTGTTTGTCAAACGTGTCGCAGCGCCCTTCCACCGTTTTCAGCCGCCCTTCAAGCTTGTCTATCCGGGCATCCTGATCTTTGTTTGGTTTTTTCAAAAAGTTGTTGAACTTAACCACCACGGCAATCGCAGCCGAAATACTAACCAGCGCCCCACAAACTGAAAGCATCATCGTCAGTATGTCCTGCGCCGTAAATGTAAATACCGGGTTAGGCATCTGCGTTCACCTTCTCTCCGGCAGCAGCTTCACCCGCCTTCATCTGCTCGTAAGCCGCTTGGGCAATCGCACGCGCCTGCTCCTCTGTAATGGTAACGCCGGCCTGCTTGGCCACTTCCATAATCAGTTCTGCGGCGCGTCTGTTCTTTTCCTCGCCGGAAATATCGTTAAAATATTGCTTGATATATTTACAGGCGCTTAACCCCCACTGCATCAACAGCGGGTAGCCGCTCAACAGGTTCAGCGCTTTGTTTACTGTCTCCTGGGCGTTCGGCATCACATATTTGCCGACCATAAAAGCAACCACGCAAACCAGGCCCATCACAATATATACAATTCCCTGTTCCATACCTAACCTCCAATCTCTTCCGTGTCACTTGTCTCATCAATCGGCGTAAAAATTTCATCACCAGGGGGCGCATTGTCACCCTCTGTTTTTTCTTCTTCCGCTACTTTTTCCCTCACCTTAATCCAGGCGTTACACAAATTCTCTGCACTCATTGCCGCAAACAGCCCAATGTTAAAAGACGATTCCGGTAACTGTCCAGTCCTAAAACACAGGATCATGTAAACAATCGCGTAAACAATCGTTGCGCCCATCGTAAAAACAATAATCTTTTTGCTGAACCTCATCAGGCTCCAGTTTTCCTTCATAAAAATCACCTGCTTTGGCTGCGCTCAGGTGTGGCTCTTCACCGCTTTTTGGCTGATATAACCATAAACCGTTTTGAACCAGCCGTTCACGACCGTCTCATATCCAATGCAAACAGGCTTACCGGTCTTGGCATTCGGGCTGCTGATCACTCCAATGGACTGGTACTGCATTCCGGCACCTTTGCGCACATTCCATTTGCCGTTGTTCAGGGTAATGGCTTTTGCCACAGTCTTTTTCACTGCCGGTTCAACCTTCGGCTCCTCAGCCGCTTCCTGCTTGTCCACCTGTACACTGTGCTGGTTTGCATTGGCCCACAAAATCACACCGCTGCTGGCCGGCTTAAAGTCATCATCCAGCCAGCATAGCGGGTTCTCGCGCACACCTTTCCAGCGCACCTCAAAGTGCAAATGGGCACCAAAACAGTTGCCGGTCTGGCCGCTGTAGCCAATCACTTCGCCGGTTTTCACCTTCTGTCCAACCTTCACCGTGATAGAATTCAAATGAGCATACAACGTTTCCAGCTTGCTGCCTTTATACGCCGTATGCTCAATCTTCACCATATTACCATAACTGTTGGTGTCGCCCTGCGTCACGCGCCCATTCCAATGGTAAACCACACGCACCGTTCCATCTTCTGCCGCAAACACCGGTGTTCCCACCAAAGCGCGAAAGTCGATCGCCCTGTGCAGCGCCCCACTGTTATATTTCCATCCAGCCGTAATCACATGCTGCGCCAATGGCCACCCAAAACATACCTCTCCATTTTTCAGCCGCATCTTTATCCTCCTTATTTTGTTCTCTTCCACATATAAACCGCCAGATAGGGCGGCATGTTGTTGTGAGCTTTCCCGGAACCGCCGGAGGCGACTGTTACGGTTTTGGATTCCCAGTTCGGAATACCCCAACCGCCTGATTGCGTTTGAACATACGCATCCGCAGAGCTTCCGGTTTTGGAGCGTATTACGTTGCTTCCGTTGGTTACAGACAACGAATAATTCGGTAGCTCGCTTTGTGTAAGCGTATGGGCGGATTCACCTCCAGTAGCACCTGCGGGATAACTACCAGAAGCACCAAGCAAAAAGCGTTCAGAAATTCTTTCCCAGGTACCGCCAAATAAAGACTCTGGGCTTGTATTGCTTAAGGTCATGTAAATACTGCCAATCGGCCAGGCTACAAGTTTTGCTTCCGCGATGGCCGCCTTTACCGCCGCCGGTGTTGCCGCAATACCACCATTGGTCGAACTCGTTGAACTGGTCGAATCACTCAATTTCACACCGCCCAAAGTCGAAGCATTACCTGTCGGCAGTGTATACTTAGTATCCGTTGTCGGCGGTGTATATCCCAAAGCACTTGTCACATTCGCCTTTGTCAAACTAATCGTGCCGGAATTCTCCGTAATGTTACTCCCGATTTTTACACCACCCAAAGTCCATGCACTCGCGGTTGGCAGTGTGTACTTGGTATCAGTCGTAGGCGGCGTATAACCCAGTGCATTTGTCACGTTAGTCTTACTAATGCTGATCGTACCGCTGCTCACTGTAATGTTGCTGCCAATCTTCACGCCACCCAGGGTTGAACTGGTAGCGGCAGGCAGCGTATAAGTCGATCCACTACTTGCAGGCGTCATGTAAATCTGGTTTGCATTCAAAGTGCCTGCACTTTTGGCATTGTCATACTGGCTCTGTGTTAGGTAGTTAATTACTAAACTGTCTAACTTTGTATTTGTCGCCATGTTGTATACTTCTCACCTCATTTCACAAATACTCGGATGTGGTTTTTATCCAGCCGTTCCATCACACGGTATCCGGTTTCTGCTTTAGTTCCAATGCCATTATCATTGGTAGCACAAAATCCGTTTACTTCGCAGGTGCCGTCGTCCACCACAACCAGCTTCCCCATCAGGCCAACAGCATCCCATTCCTTGCGCTGTCCGCGGGCAATATACTGTTTGTCATTATCATAGTTCGGGTTCAACACCAGGCCGTTCTCTGTGGTGCTGTCATGCTTCAGTGCTCCAAAAATATCACGCTCGTACATATCAGCCCATTGGTCCTCAGCAGTATCGCCCAGCACAGTCGGGTTGCCGGATACAATACCCAAAATATAAGTATCTTTGCTGTTTGCCAGTCGAATGTGTTTCCCATCCAGCGTCACAAACATGCCACGTCGATCTTCTCCATCAGGGTTCCCGTCCTGCCACTCAAACATTTCCGCATAGTCAGCGCCGGAAGAAGAATAGGTTCCACCGTAAGCTTTGCCCGTTCTTGTAATTCTGAACGCATTACTTGTAGCTGAAGAAGAACCATTCCCAATCATAAAATTGTTAAACATATGATCATCGTTTGAAGTGTCGTTAAAAGACTTTATATAGCATCCACAAGCGATACCATTTGTAAACCATGTTGCAACACCAGTGGTAAAATTGGAATCTACGGGCTGCATGTCGTTATGATTTCCAACAACTATACAGTTATTATTTGTGCCTGAAAATGATCCGGCCTTCCGTGTGCCGACGCTATTCTTATAGCCTCCGATAACGTTGTTATATTTCCATAATGAAAAATTCGCGTTGTCTGTATCGGTGTTTCCAAGTGCATAGTTGATATTTGCTTTTGTCAAGCTAATCTTTCCGCTATCAACCGTAATATTATCGCCAATTTTTACACCACCCAAGGTAGAACTTGTCGCGGTCGGCAATGTATAACTCGTACTGCTTGCCGGTGTCATATAAATCTGGTTTGCATTCAGTTTTCCATTTGTCTTAGCCGTATCATATTGGCTTTGTGTCAGGTAGTTAATTACCAAACTGTCCAGCTTTGTATCAGTGGCCATAATCATATACCTCTCGTCACAATCGCGCTGATCGCGGATAATCCGCTCGGCAGTCCAGTCAGTTTTCCGTTGCTGATGCTTAGGCTCAAACTGGTGCTGCTTGGGCCGCCATACATGGCGCTCTTGTGGTACTTGTCGCCCTCAAACGCGATCAGGCTCGTAGTCTGCCCGCCCCAACCGCTGGAACTGGTCATGGTGCCGTAGCCCCAAATCTTGATTACTCCGTCAGTGCGCTTAAAACTCACGCTGGGGTTGGTGTCCGTAATAGCATAAGCCTCCACATTGTTATTGCCACTGCCGCCGGAACTCCCGCCGCCGGCATAAGTTCCTGTCACACCAAAAATGCTCACACCACTCTTAATGTTTCCGGCCACAAGGTTTGCATCACCTTTAATGGTTTGCGCACCACTTAAATACTGGCTTGCGGCAATCGTCTGGTTACTGGTCGATGGTGTATAAGTCGCCGCAGCCTTCTTGGTCACACCACTGCCCACATATGTAGTCGAAATAGCATTTACAGTCACCTGGCTCAATCCGCCGTATCCGCTGTCAGGTTTTACAATCTGTGTTCTTTCACTTGGCGATACAGTTTTGCTTTGTAAACTCACACTTCCGCTTCCACCACTGCTGCTGCCCGCATAAGTACCAGAAACTCCAAAAATACTCACACCACTTTTAATGTTACCGGCGGTCAAATTGCTGTCACCCTTAATCGTCTGGGTTCCATTCAAATACTGGCCTGATGCAATGCTCTGGTCACTGGTACCCGGCGTATAAGTCGCAGCACTCTTTTTCGTCACGCCGCTTCCCACATAAGTTCTTGATACTGCATTTACTGTAACCTGGCTCAAACCGTCATAGCCATTGTCGGCCTTGATCGTCTGTGCGCTCTCACTGGGGCTGACTGTCTTGCTTTGCAAACTCGCCCCACTGGCACCACCAGTCACAAAACCTCCCTGCATATCCACCTGCGTACTTCCTAAATAAACTCCCATATAAAAATCACCACCTGCTAATTGTCACACTTGTTGCACCCACACTGGCTGCCGTAATGCTGATAGATTTTGCACTGCTGCCATCCCATGCACCCTGGCTTGTCCCGTTCAGGTTAATCGTCAAAGCTGCATTCACCTTGTTGGCGCTCGTTGCGGCACCGCCTGCACTGCTGGACCCAGCATAATTGTGGGTGTGGCCGCTTGCCGCCTTACCATCAATCAAGCCTTTCAATACCTTGCCCTGGTTCGCGCTCAGGCTATCTGTGGTCGAAGTCGAAGTCAAGTTGTCCTGGATTCCTCGCCATGTATTTGCCGGCACAGCCCAGGTCCCGTCTCCACGCAAGTAATATGTTTGTTGGCCTTTGGCCGGTGCCGGAACAAGTCCTGTACTGCCCGCAGCATCAGCGGTCGCTTTCGCAAACACGCCATAGGTTGTATTCGTATCCGGGGGTACAGCCCAGGTTCCGTCACTGCGCAGGTAACGGTTCGCATTGCCCGCCACCGGCGCAATCACCAAGCCGGTACTGCCCGCTGCACTCGTGGTCGCCCCTTTGAACGTCCCGTAAGTCGTATTAGTGTCCTGCGTTGTCAGACTTCCTGTCGTACCGTCATCCTTTGTCCATGTCAGGGTCGTACCGCTTACACTCAGGCTCTTGATAACAGAATGATTGTGTGCACTGGGCGCAAAGGTACTGGGCTTATTGGTTATACTGTCCCATGTATGTGTATGTCCGGCCGCAGCATAGCTACCTTTTGGCTGATAAGTAGCGTCCCCCTTGCCCTTGATGTAACTCCATAATGTTTTTACTGGTCGCCGGTAGTATGTGGTTGAAGTAGTTCCACCTCCCGCATACTGAGATACATAATAATCGTTATCTTGCGGAGTGGAATCGCCAATAGAGAGATTGTTAATAAGTGCGCTTGCGTCGTGGGTATGCCCGGCAGTAGCAAATTGATTCTTGTTTACAGCACGAAGTTCATACCCATTCCAGCAAGCAAGCCAAGTGTAATTTGCATAATCCATACCGGCTTTTGAATAAGCAAATGTTGTATCTGAAGACTTATTGCCTATGTCTTTTATACTATTATGGGTATGTCCCATAGCCGCCTTGCCATCCACCAAGGTTTTCAGCGCTTTACCCTGCGCTGCGCTCAAACTGTCGGTCGTACTGTCGCTGGTCAAATTGTTTTGGATGCCGCGCCAAGTGTCGGTATCTGTCAGCTTGTCCTGCACCCATCCGTCCCAAGTTCCGTTTGCACAATGGCGGCGGTAAGCAGCACTGTCGCTGTAAATAATCTGGGTATAATAATTTCCACTTGCCCGGTGAATCACAATCAAGCCAAAATGGTCTACGTTACTTGGTTTATTTGTCACGCTGTTGCCGCCGCCAGAACTGTAAAATCCTGGCGTCACCACATCGTTCAAGTTCTCGTTTGTCAACACAATCATGGCGGCCTTGCTCTCATTCAGGATCTTACCCTGGTTTGCCGCAAGGCTCTGGTCGGTCGCACTGCTGGTCAAGTTGTTCACAACCGGCCGCCATGTGTTTGTGTCCTGTTTGGGTGGGGTGTATCCCAGTGCGTCCCTTACATTGGCCGCCGTCACACTAAGCACGCCGCTGTTGTTTGTAATGTTCGCTCCGGTTTTCACGCCGCCCAACACACTGCTGGTCGCCGTGGGCAGGCTGTATTTGTTCGCCCCCTCGGCAATCCCATCCAATTTTTTCTTATCGGCTGCGCTCATAAAGCCAGCCGCGCTCTGTGTAGCTCCCCCGTGCCCGTGGCTAATGGGCGCAAAAATGGTTTTTAGCTTGCCAAAAAAGTAGCTTAACCCCGCGTTATTCAAATATCCCACTTTACCACACCTCCTCTTGGTTTAGTTTTTTTAAGACGCCAAAATGGTATCAATTTCAGTGTTCTGGATCGCATCAATGGTAAACACCTGGCCCAGTCCATCCCACTTCTCGCCATTCCAGGCATAGTTCATGCCATCGCCAACGTCGTATACATCGCCAATGGTCTGGCCGCTGGTCGGCAGTTTGTCATAGCTTGCCACACTGCCTTTGTAACGGTACATAGCGGTAATGTCGCTCTTTAGGGCATAGGTGCTTGCCGCGCCAAAACCATCCAGTTTCTTCTTGTCGGCAGTGCTCATCAGACCATGGGTGCTCTGGGTGGCATCATTGTAGGTGGTGTTGGTACTGGGGATACCCAATGCCGTAATATCGCCCTTGGCAACCGCAGTCACAGCGCTCACATGTCCGGTCGCATCCACAGTAATTTTGTACAGGCCACTGTCATGTGCGGTATAGCTGGGGTGTACATACTTGTTGGCACCGGTAGCAATGCCGTCCAGCTTCTTTTTATCTGCGGCGGTCATCAAACCGTGTGCGCTTTGGGTTACATCGTTGTAAGTGGTATTAGCTGGGGTTGCCCAGGTGCCATCGCCGCGCAGATACAAGCCCTGCTGCCCTTTGGCAGGTGCGTTCACCAGGCCGGAACTACCAGCCGTATCAGCGGTCGCACCCTTAAAGTTGGTATAGGTGGTATCTTTGTCGGCAACCCACTTGGCCGTACCATCGGCACTCCAGCCCAGGATCATGCCGTCAGAACCACCTACCGGGATGTGCTTATTGCCGCTTGTGGCGGGG